TAATGTCTTGTAATCTGTAATGCCGGACATGTACAAGGCAGCAGCGCAGCTAACAGCAGCGCGTAGGTATGACAGTCCAGCAGCTATAGCTTGTTCTTTCATGGTTTTACTCCTAAATGCCCTTAATTGACTTGTTTCAATACTGCAATCGTATGCGTACCCGATGCAGCAATCCCATATAATCCTTCATGATCTCCTACAGGCACTTGCATTTTATCGCCGTTATCTAGTTTGTAACCATTAGATGTAGTTACGTTAGCATCGCCTAAATAGACAGCACCGCCGCCTAAATTATGTAGCCATACTGTTTGATCCATAATATTGGCAGCTACTAAAAGCGTGGCTGTAGTTCCTATTGTTACTTGTGCGCTAGTCGGCATAACTTAATCCTAACTTTTCTATTAGTTTTGCGGTTTTTACGGGATCTTGTGCTATCTCCCAATGCATCTCATCTTTGCGTGTCCAATTACCGCCCCAATTAAGGCCGTATTTCTTAGTCAATGCCTGGATCATTGGAATTTTCTCAGCTGGAAACGTGCCAGCCTTACCTAATGGGTGCTTAGTCGCATTAAGGTCTATGGCCGTACCGCTGCTGTGATTACTTAACTTGCCCGGTACGCCTCGAACATCACGATAGCAGTAGCCCCAATCATCTAGCGCACCGCCATCGATCGGCTCTATTAGCTCGTTAAACTGCTCAGCAAAAGCAACCAGTAAAGGCGCAGCGAAATAGGCGCAGCGCAGCTTTACCTTGCTGCCCTTGATCTCGTAAGACTTGATACGGATCGACTCAACATCCTTAGAGGCTGGCCAGCCGTTATAACTTATGGCTGACATTTATAAACCTAAAGCTGCCTTTAGATCGTCAATAGATAATCCAACTGATGCTAATTTTTCAACAATTGTAGGTTCTGGCATAGTGCCATCATGGGCGTTAAGTGCCGCTTCTGCCTGTGCTTTGGTACAGTCGCCCGAAATAATTAAATCGCCAGCATCATTTGTAAATAAATCCCAGCCAGTTTCCACACGAAATTTATCTGAGTTCAAAGCTTTGTTTGGTATTTTAAAAATGTGTTCCATAATTAAGCTCCTACATAAGTTAATTGAAAGTTAAAATACATATTTACGGTTTCGGTGCTATTTTGTTGGTATTTAATTTCCCAATAATCGGCAGCGGCCGTTGTTATTGTTTGGGAAAATCCAAATGCTTGGTTACCTAAACCTGTTGAGGTTCTAACGTATTCTCCACCATAAACGCCGCCTGTGGTGTATTGCGCGCCATTTTTAAAAAGTCTTAATAGTTGATAAGCGCCTGGTGAATTTGGATTGTTACAATATGCTGAAACAATATACTTGCCACCGTATCCTGATGGAATTGTTAATCGGGAATTATTTGTCGAATTGTCGTGAAATCCATTTGTGTCAAATTCCTCGGTTGTAAAAGCTACTAATATTTCGGTATTTGCGGTAACAGCTGTCGACACGTTTGTTCTGGTTGCGTTCACGCCTACAAAAGTTTGTGTGCCACCTTTTGCTGCCCATGCTGAACCTGAATAATACTGCAGCGCATCAGTATCTTTAAGATAGCAAAAATTACCTTCTTGTGGGCTAGTTACAGCTGCATCACGGGCTGCCGCATTAGCAAAAACCCAAACGCCTTGCATCAAATAGCCATTAGTATCGCCAGCAGTAAGTACATCACCCGTAACGAAAGTTTTAAAACCTAGTCCAGCTCCCATATTCTTATCTCCTTAGTATGATAAAACGTTAGTATCTAAAATCCCGTAACGATCTGAATTTAATATAAACCCGTCTATCACGGGTTCAAGTGTAGTAAAGGTTGTACGCCATTTGTTCGGGGTAACGCTATGTGCCACGCCGAAAATTTGTAGGGTTTTTGTAAGGGTTGAACTACCAGGCTGGTTAGTAGTAATAGTTACCGGGTCAAAGAAATCAAGATCAAGGGCTGCCACTGTGCCAACTGCGTAGTTATCTGTGTATAGGTCTAACTCAATGGCATCGCATCTAATGCTGGTTTCTGCTCGACTGGCAACATAAGCACGGGCATAGTCCAGTGCTACGGCATCGGTCTGCATCAATAAGTCTTGTTGATTATAAGTATGGGCGAAATACTTTTCAACACTAGCCGCGTTAGTAGCATTTTGTACTGTGCCACCTGTACGCGTTACATTTGCTTGGTTAAATACAAGGGTGTCATCTAAACGCCATATAGCATTGGCATACCCAATATCTGTGCCGTTATCGTTAAAAACGGTAGGCGTGGCTGCGATGCTTGCAGTAGTTACTAAGCGGTCTTGGAAGGTCCACGATCCAGCCGCATCCACATATATAGCACCATATTCACTATTTGTAGCTGTTTGTAAAGCTGCTAGGGCTGTACGGGCAGTACCGGGGTCTGCCTGTAATGTCGTTAGCCCAGCATCTACATCACGCATTGATGCTGGCCATGAAATAGTGTTAAGTATTTGATTGATGCGTGTGCCGCTTAGGTCACCAGCAGTAGCACCTGTAACGGTACTGATCTGAGCATTTTGGGCTAAGCGCGTGGCATCCACAGCTGTAATAGTCGTATAAACAACATCGTTAGCGTTGCGTGGAGTAGTGGTGGTGTAGCTGGTAATAAAGCCGCTAAACATCGGATAAGTAGTACCAGCATAGGTAGCCGATATTGACACCTTACGCATAGGGGTTAAATAGCCAAAATACGGGCTGCTAGGGTTTTGTGGGTTGAAATCGCCGTTTTGATCCACAATGCGCAGCGTTAATGTGCCTGTCTGAAATTCATCCGCTGTAGCTGATCTGCCACGCTTGGTGCTAACGCTATCGACTACGTTGCTTACATCCACAATTAACGCAGCTGAGTCTGCCAATACGTTAGTACCTAATATGCCTTCGCCAATTATAAATGCTTGCGCAAAACTTGGGCCTGTACCAAAGTTAATAATCGCGTTAATTACTGGGATTGTCATGGTATTGGTATCGCCCCTGCAGGGTTTTGTGAGAAGCCTCTGCGAATATTATCCAAAATAGCGTTATTTACAATATCGCCAAACTCATCGCCATTTAATATGTTGCCTTCTACAATTATCGTTACTGAGTTATCTGATGATCCTGAACCTGTTGAACCTGTAGGTGGCACATAATCAAAAATGCCCCCATAACCAGGGGCAATAGGTTGCCCGCCACCGCCAAAGCCAGGTGGAAATATTGTAGGTGGAATTACGGGTGCTTTTCCACCGCCACCGCCACCTGGTAACGCGCCAATTATTCCTGCTGTTGTACCTAGTAATGCTAAATAATCTCTTAACGCTTGCATCTTGGCATCATCGGCTAATTTCTGAGCAGCTGCAACCCGATCAATAATTTCTGTTTGGCTCGTGTAATTAAGAATATCTAAAGTAGCCTGAGCAGCCTGGACTTTATGTATTGATGCCAATCTAGCAATTTCTAATAATTGTATTTGCAGTTCTTCGCTATAGAAATTCTTATCGGCTAAGCCACCAGACTCAATAATGGCAGCGTTATATTTCTTGTAAGCCTCTTGGCGCGCAGCTGCTTTATCTGCTTCAGACATTTTAGTAGCATCAATTCGATCTAATTCAGCAATTAGTAACTTGTTAATTGCTGCTAGTTCTACTTCACCAATACCCTTTAGGCCAGCAAGTTTATCTGACTGTTGCTGTCCGGTTAGTCGGGCAAGTTGTTCAATGTATTTTAACGCTGCTTCGCCGTTGTCGTTTTCAATAGCCTGCATAGCTAATAGTCGCAAACGGGTATCTTGATCGTAAGTTGCTTTTAGAGCCGCTGCTATTGATATTTTCTTTAAGTCGAAAGTAGCAGCTGCTTTTGTCAATGCTGCCCTTGCTTTTTCAATTAATAAAGATTTTTTCCATGCTAATTCTTGTGCCTTTTGTGCAGCTAATTGTGATGCTGCTTGCTTTTTTTGTAATGCAGCTAGAGTTTTTGCTCGCGCCGCGGCATCAGCTTCTAGTTTGGCTAAACGCTTTGCCCGTTCCTCTTTGGATAATTCTAAGGCAGATGGTGTTTCAGTTTTAACTTTAGGTGTTATGCCAGTTTGTTTGCCCACAAAACCACTAAAGATGTCTTTAGGTAAATTCTTTAGGTTTTTAATTAATGTAGGAATAACACCAACTGCTGCGCCTGTAGCCCGTGTAACGTTAGCAACAGCAGTAGCAATCTGTTCAATAACGTAAGCCGCATCGCTGGCTTCTGAACCGCCACCAACAGCCGCAAAAGCATCTATCAAGCCGCCGCCAATGATCTCGGATGCGTTACCTGTAGCTATGCTTAATACTTCCATGCTGTAGGCCGTTGTGCCTAAATAATCATCAGCTGCCCCAGCAGATTGTTTTAATAATGTTCCTAAAATTTCATTAAATGACTTGCTGTTTATTTCTGCCTTGGTTAGCCCGGTATTGTATTTAACCAAACCTTTGGTAATACCTACATAACCTTTAGCTAAATCCTCTGAAACGGTAGCTAGATCAATACCGGATGCGCGGCTAATTATGATGGCATCGTTTAATAATTTCTGTGATTGGGTCAATGATCCCGTAGTGGTTAATAACCCTTGAAATGCAGGCCTCAAAATGTCATCGGCTATTGCTGCAGATCGTTCAAGGTCAGATATAAATTGAGCTATATCTGCATTGGCAAACCCAACTCCTAGATTTTCTACAGCGTTTGATAAACGTAATGCTGCTGCTTCATCTTCTTGAAAGGCTTTAACAGCAGCCTTGCTAAAATTTACTACCGCAGCTGTACCAAAAGCGATACCAAAAGCACCAGCTAAGTTTTTTACATTCTTAGTTAATTTTCCCATTGCTGTTTCGGCTTGCTTAAAACCTTTAGCATCAAAGCTAGAACCTAATTTAATATCGGGATATGCCATTAGGCGGCCTTACTAAATGATTGCTTTGCGCTTCGCTTGTAAAATTCTCTAGTGGCTGTATCAATAGCCTTGTTAGCTGCGCCTTCTGCTACGCCACGGCTTTCAGCCCATGCCCGGAATATGAAACGGCCTTGGCCTTTAAGACTCGATGTAACTGGCCCTAAGTTATCAATGAACTTAGCACCCGCTTTAGGATTTACTGATCGGCTAACGCCTTTAGATGAGCCCGATGCGCTAGGCCCTACCCATGACTGTGGCCTTCTAGCAGTTTCATAAATAGCACCAGCTGGTGACTTGTTTACAATTCTTGCTAAGGATGTATAGCCGTTGCGATCTCGTTTGCTCACTTTATTTTCCAACACAATATTGCGAGTAATGGTATTGGAATTAAATATAGGAAAAGTTGCTTCGGAAAAAGATCGTGCCTGCCAGCCACTCATAGGAGACTGGCTAGGTACGAATCCTCTAGCCTTTTTAACTACAGGCTTTAAAGCTGCGTTTAACTCTTTGCGCAACGCAGTTTCAAGATCAGGGGCAAAGGCGCGAAGGGCTTTACGCAGATCGGCGTTTCCGCGTATTTCCACTTTGAGCATCTTTGATCTCCTTTGCTCTATCTTTCATCGCTTCCAGCAATGCTGCAAACATCCTGCTATCTAGCCCAATTAAATCTTTAGGCGGTATTCCCGTTTCCAAACTGATCCGTGCGATCAAATAAGTAAACGAGTCACGCCTTATGCTTCCGGGTCATCATCTAACACTTCAACCTTTTTAAGTGTTGCTAAGAACGGTGCGCCGAACATTGGCACGGTTTCGCCGCCAGCTCTTAAACACTCCCACGCTAACCAGTACACATCGGTCTGCTTTTCATCCTCGCGGAAAGCGCGATGAAAACCTTTTTTTGCGTACAGCTCAAACGCGTATTCAATAGATGGTGTTATCTGATGCTCAGATACGTTGCCATCTACTTTAGTAACTTTTAACTTTGCCATTTTTAGCCCCTTTTGTTTTTATCAGGTAGTTGTAATTACGATTGGTGAATTACAAGTAAATGTAATGCTCTGAGTTGCAATATCAGCAACAGCACCGTTAATGTCGGTGGTGTTGTTCACCAAAATTGTTGTGCTGTATAGCGGGTTAGTAGCTGATACTGCTGCGCTTGTTTGCTTTAGCGTAATAGGTACTGTTGTACCCCATGCAGCTTGCAGGGTTGCGTTTACATTTGCAGCGGCTGTATCGCTTAGGAAATCTAAAGTAATTGTGCTTGCCTCTAAACCCTTAACGAACTTATGAGCTGTATCGCCCATCGCAGTAACTTCTAATTCGTCAAAAATTCTATTAATTGTGGCTGCCGTTACATGGTCACTCAGTACGACTGAGTTCAAAGTTACAACAACGGTATTGCTTAGGTAGACACTCATGAATTATTCCTCTGTTTTCTCGGTTGCAGGTGCTTTGGTTTTTGTTTCTTTTACTGGTGCTTCTGTGATCTGCCCAATTTTAATTAAGAA